CGAAAGATTGAAAACGTAGCCAGCAAATTCTTCCGAAACCAAAGACTTCACCTTCCTCCAAACAACACTGACGCCAGCCTCGACCCCACCACGTTCCGAAGATGGTCCGATCTCCACAAACCAAGCATCCCTTTTACGCTTTCCGCTCTTGCTCTCACCCCTGAATGAATAGTAGAGCCTCGGTTTCTCCCCAAGGATCATGGCCACGTTAAACATATCGTGAGCCAAGGCGCACGAGACGGTTGACCCGGTCGTTTTATCTCTCCCCTTGTTGTGATGACCATCTCCAGCCAGCCACCCCGAGAGAACACCTTGAAAAAACTCAATAGAGCCTGATTGCCACAAATCCTCGTGAAGCGTCTTGCCTGCTACACCTTTCGAGCAAAGCGATTCAAAAAACATTCTCCAATGTTTGCCGCAAACCGTAACGTCAATCGTGCCGTTTCCGCGCTGCGGCGCTCGCGCTTTGATCCCCAAGATAGAATCCAGCAGCCCGACCAATTCCTTTACCAGCGTCTCCTTCTCATGTCCGCCGAAAGTCCACCGAGTAACCGTTTGACAGGTGGACCCTTCAGCCAAAAACAGCCCTACAATCCTTCCGAAATCTTTGCCCATCTGAATCGTCTCAGGGAGCACCGTTAGAACATCGGTGACTGATCCGCCACCACCGTATCTACGAAAGCCTGTCGTTCTAATCCTTCGCTCGGTTTTGACGTAATCTCCCGGCCTGATAACCGATTGTTTCGGTTGCGGTTGAAAAATCGGGAGACAAACAAAATCGTTCACCGTCAGGTCGCTCACCGGGACATACCCCCTGCGAGTAAGAACAGGATGCTCCGTCGTTGCCGTAAAAGTTTTATGGCCCCAAAGACGGACGTTCACCATTTGTCCCAAGTGAAGTCGCGCCATAACGGACAGCACGGTCTGTGGCCTGCCTTCGGCGCTGACGACCTCATCCAAAACCTTGATATCTTTTATCGGCTTGGTCGTGCCGTTCGCCATCCTGATCCTGGCGTCCCCCTTGAAACAGGTGCAATCTCCATGCACGTCATTTCCCATGACGCCCCAGTCGCCTTTGAATTTCCCAGAAAGTTTGTGGCGCGTCGGGGCTTTGGCCAGCGCGGTTTTGGTGACGTAGTTTTCGAGGCGGAAGGTTCGCTCGTCCGTGCGCGCCGGTTTCTTGCCGAGGGGGAATGATACTATCGGGGAGGTTTCCATAATTTTAATCGTGTGGGGGTTTAGTGACGGACGGTCACGGAAAAAGTTTTCAGGAGGAGGCCCCACGCTGCACGGCGTTAGCCTCTGGGTTACATCCATCTCCAAGTTTCTCTGCACAGTTGAGAGCGAGTAACGGGTTGCAGTTTCCGTTCGCCCCACTTTTGGAGTTGTCGTGCATCGCATCCGGGGTAAACCGGACTCCCGAAATTGTCACGGAAACGCCGTCCAAAAGCTGCCGTCGTAAATGTATCCGAGGCGCCCGCCGTCCGTGTTAATAACCGTATTCGCACTGGTCAACACAACGGTAAACGCTGCCCCGGTCCCCCCGCCGCCTGATGCCGCGCAGGTCGCTGCGGTGTAGCCCGAGCCAACCGCCGTCACAGTCACGCTCAAGACTCCCCAGGTCAGTGTCAGTGTCGCACCCGTGCCCGATCCGGTGCTCGAGGCCTGCGCCGCTGGATTGACCGGTAAGACACTGTAGTCACCAGCCGTTTGAATCGTCATGGTAAGCACGCCGTAGGAAGCCGTCTGGAACGTCGCCCCGGTGCCGCCCGCCGGCGTCGTGGCCCCGCTCTGCGTCAACGACGCGCTCAACACTGTGTAGCTTCCCGGAGTCGAAATAGTCACCGACGCGACTCCGAGAACAACGCTCAACTGCGCCCCGGTCAGTGTCGTCCCACTCGCCCCGCCGCTGATGTAGGTGACCGGCTCCGCGGTGATCAAAGTTGGATTGGCGGTGTAAGCCCCAGCCAAACTGATTGACTGCACGGAAGCAATCGCGTTGGCCGCGATGGTGACGCTGGCTCGGAATTTTGTTCCCGTCCCGGTCGTACCCTCGACGATAACGCCAGCGCCGTTCCCAAGGTCACCTGTGCCGCCCGCCGCCACGGTTGCTGAGACAACCTTGGTCGTTGCCACAGTCAGCGCGGCTGGAATGGATGCCGTGCCGCCCGCCGTCGTGATCACGTTGCCGGGCGCGTAACCGGTGCCCGCGGCATTGAGCACGATTGACACTAGCTTCGCCGTCGCCACGCGCGCAACTGCCGGCGTCGTGTTCGTTCCGCCCGAAATCGTGATGTCTTCGGCAATCGCGTATCCGGTGCCGGCCGCAACCGGCGTCGCCGTGAGCACCTTCATCCGTGCGGATGCCGTCGCGCCCGTTCCATCTCCAGCAATGGCCAGCGTCGGCTTCGTCGTGAAGCCTGTGCCCGCGTTGCCGACCGTCACCGAATCAACCGCGTCGCTCTGACCACGGATCAATTCGGCATCGGGCTCGATCGTGATTGGATTAGCAACCGCCCCGTCATCGCTTACGTCGAAAATTTCAATCAGATCACCGAAGGCTGGAGCGGCAGGCAACGTCACCGTCATGTCCGCGGAGTGGTTGCATTCCACGATTCGATCGGCAGCAAGCGCCTGGTAGTTCCCGGTGACAATCTTCCGCCGCAAGGTCGCCAGGTCCGGCACAGCAGAGAAACGTGTATCGGCTGCAACGGTCAAAATTTCCGCGGCAGTCAGATCGAGAATGTCGCCGTTTTTGATCGAGCCGAACCTTCCAAGGTTGGCAGTCGGCCCGCGGAAAATGAACTTGCTCACGAGATTACTTTTTGGGTTTAGGCTTCTGCGTCGGCGGAGGCTTGGCGCCCATGCAACCAGGCGCAACGATCGGAGGAAGAACAGCCGGCATCGGGCGCGGCTTCGGTGGAGTCATGGGATTCTGAAACGACTTCGGCTTTGCCATGGGCAGAACCATTGTCACCGTGCGCCAGTTGAGTCAAGAGCCAATCACAGGTTAGCCAGGTCCGCACGCATCCTACTCATGAGTCGATAAGCCGCCCGCCTTCGTTACGAGCTAGCTCCGCTGCGGTTTTGTCGTCCACAATTCGCACGGTCATAATCCCGGTCTGGCTCTCGCCCCTCGCATCAAGAACAATGTTCACGTTGCCAGCGGCAATTTTATTCACGTCATCCATGGTCAGTTGCAACTCGGTTAATCCCATCTTCACCATGATGAGCGCCGCGATCTTGTGCCAGTTGTCCCGCGCTTGACGAACAACTTTATTGTTCGGATTCAGTTCCATTTAATCGCTTTCGTGAATCGGCGGCAGCGGCACCGTTTGCCCGGCCAGTTTATGCGTCGAATCCGCAAGGAACGTAATCTGTCCGTTCGTGATCGTCGCGTGACAGCGCCCCGGACAGTTGACGCTCGGCGTGATCGTCGGCTTGACCTTGTTGCCGTCCCAGTTCCACTGCGCGCCCTGCTCGTTACGGTTCGGCGGCAGCGTCAGCGCGTGCCGCGCCTCGCAACCGGGACAAAAGTAAACCAGTATCCGGTGATCATCCCGGCTCGTGAAAACTTTGACGGTGGGCGGCCTCATGACACTTTCTCCCCAAGTTCAGGGCAGATTTTGAGAGCCATGTTGAGGAACAGGCAGAACGCTTCAACCTCGTTACCGCCGGCCTTGCGACCGATCATCTTTGTTGTTGCGGCCATCACCATAAGGCACTGCTCATAGTTCAATTTGTGGCGGACAAATACCTCGAAGATTTCTTTGGCGACGGCGGCCGTGATCGGGGGGGGGTCGGCGGGCCATCAGGAATGCCGCAGGCCGCGTCTATCATTCGATCCATCGGAGAACGCGCGTCTCTGCTCATGATGCAAGCGGCAGCTTCGGTGTCGCGTTCAGATTGTCCAGATAATTGCTGAGCCAGTTCTTCGTGTTCGAAGGGAAATCTTTCCCCATGATCCAGTATGCAAGTCCAAGATCATCCTTTACCTTCATTCCCTTTTGCTTCCCGAAATTATAAATCGGGTCACCGTCCGGGCCGCGAACGATCTTGCCGTCCAGCGTCAGCGAGTTTTTCCGATCATCGTAAATGGAATACTGAGCCAGTTCCTTCCCGCTCATCACGGCCAATTTCGGGAAGCCAGAGCGAAGCGCCTGAAACACTTCGAGCGTCGCCCGCGCGTCCGTCTCGGAATTGTGCGCCCCGTGATGTTCACGCCCCAGAAACTTTTTGACCGCGGCTTCCAAGGTCCGTTCTTCAACCTTTTTCCACAAGTTGCCCGCATCAATGATCAAATGATTGGACAGGTCCCACTCGATACCGCACCGATAGAACTCCTCCCACAACAAGGGAACATCAAACCCGATCAGGTTGAATCCGAGCAGGTCGTTTGGGAAAATCCAGTTGTCGAAAATATCCTTGGCGTGCTTGAGAAACGGATCGAACGAAGCGGCCTGGACCGTCGTGATGCCGATCACCTTTTCGACTTCGGGCGGAATCGGCTTCCACGGTTTGAACGTGTGATAGTAGGACTTTTGGCCGACGACAATTCCGATGGAGACAATAGCGTCCGTGGCTTGGTTCGTCCCGGTCGTCTCGATGTCCAGAGACGCCAGCGGCCGGCCACTGGTTGCCGCGGGCGTCACGATGCCACCCCCTTGCTGCGGCGCTCGGTCATTTCCATTGCGTTGATAACGGCATTCATCACAACCGACCAGTCAACTTTGCTTTCGCTCAAGTCTTTCAGGTTACCGTGAAACCACGAGCGCACCGCGCTAATTGCTTTGACCAGCGTCGGAGACAGCGGAGCGTCAGGCGAGATGGTGATATTCCTGCTCGCCGGTTTGATGGGGTCAGCAATCGGAAGCGGAGCGGTTTCCGGCACTGGCTTCTTTCGTGGCGGTGGCTTTGTTCCACGTGCAACAATTTCACCGTTGGCCAGCCTGATACCGGCAGCGGTCGGTTGCCCGTTCGGGGAGGCCGCGGCGGCTTGCTCCAGGACTTTCTCCTGGGCGTCGGGAGGAACGCTTTTTAATTGCCTCACGGCAGCCCCAGACGCCCCCTTAATTAAGCCCTTACTTTTTGGGAAACGTTTCCCAAACGTATCCTTAACCTCCTTTTCCTCAAGCAGTTGGTTAATCCGCCTGTATGACAAATTGGAGTGTGACTCGCAAAATGCAGCAAACGTTTTGAAGGTGGAACGATACAAACGTTTATCCCTAATTCTCCTCCAGCAGGACATGTAGCGCTCTATGTGACCGATGGCCTTTTGAACGTGCGGCTCTGTTTCGGTGATCCCATCCAAACATTCCGCTAGCTCCGCCTCCTCGGATTCACTCATTACCTCCAGCACATCGACGGTAGCGGCTCGAGTTTTCTTCATGCTTCCTCCTTCGTGGCAAAGATTGAGCTAAAGAATTCATCGAAGCCAAACTTGGCTTCTTCCGGATTTGCCTCTCCTCGGAAGAATTTGTCCAAGCTTTCGATTGACACCAATTTAACCCCGCGGCTCTTGCCCTCGTCTCCAATAACCACACAACGAACCGACCCCTGTTGGATCAGTCGATTAAGCAACCATGGTTTGATTGCGTAAACCTCCTCTACCTGAGATGGGCGAAGATACTTTCTCAACAGAGGCTCAACGGGACAGTCAGCAGGCAGCCCAGTCCGTTCACTAATCACATTCATTTCGGCAACCTTCCAAAGCTACCCGCACAGGTGGCAGAGGGCGCAACCGACGAGCCGGAGAGGCTCAGAGGAAACCCTATTTCTGCGCGGGCAGTTGTGGAATGTCGCATAGTTTCGGTTGCATCGGTCCTGCCACGGACCATCTGCCGCCACGCTACCTGCCGCCGTTGCCGGTGTCAACCGATACGTTGCCCGGTGACCCGTTGCGCCGCGGCGCCAGCGCCAGCTCCGCGAACCGCTGCGAGATGCTCGCCGCCGCCGCCTGCGTCTGCCCCTGATCCGCCACGCCTGCCAGGTCCAAGGGCACCAGCGACGCCACAATGAAATGCTGGTTGTAAAGCGGCTCTTCGATCGGTTGCAACCCGATCTGCATCCGAAATTCGTTGATCGAAATTATCCCTCGATCAAAGGCCTGCGAGTAATCGGCAATGGCAGCACTCGTGTCCACGAGCCCACTAATGTTCCAGCGCAAAGTCAGGTCCTTGCCCCAGTCCGCTATCAGGTCCGTGTTGATCGTGTCGGAAAGAATCTGGACCATCGGCTTGACCGTGTTCTGCCGAAACTGAATCCGGTCAACTTCCGCAGTGGCCCTGTTTGCCGCCTTGTCGATGCCGGCCACCGACAACGGCACGCCCAGCACAATGAAGATTTGATCAACGGACAGCTTGAGCTTCTCGATATCCTGCATATCCGCGTGCGACAAGCCAAGCTGCTGATACTTCCACTTGCCGTTAATCCAGGCGGTTTTACCGCTGTTTTTTACTCCGCCGTATTCGCTGTTCCACCGAGCCTTCATCTCGGCCCATTCCTCTTTCGTAACGCTCACGTCATTGTCCAGGACCATGAGCCCGCTCGGGCTCGCCCCATTGCTCCAGAATCGCGCCTGCCAATCGGAGCGGTTCAGAAAATCCTGAAACAAATCCTGCGCAGCTTCCACGTCGCCGAGCCCCCAAAATTCATTGTCTGGATGCGGGCGCTTGAAATGGATTACCTCATCGGGTTGAAAGCGCTGGATGCGACCGAGCAACATGAACTCGTAATACTCCACCTTGCGCGTCTGCCCGGGAATGATCCGCATCCGTTTCGGGTTCAGGCTCCAGAGCGCCCCCGGCTTCAATCGGTTTCCACTCAACTGATCTTTGAGCCAGAAAGCATTTCCGGTAAGCTTCAAGTGCATCACCGTCAGATACACCAGCTCAGAAAATGTCTGATATTCGTTAGGATATTTCAGGAGCCGCGCAATGTCTGGATTCTCTACGGGCTGATCCTTCGCACCAATCAGTTGAGTCTCCGTCTCCATCACCACTTGCGCGATAATGTCGCAGGCTTTCCACAGCGCCCAGCAGCGCCCGCTGCCGGCCCTCAAATAGCTCTCGTAATCTTGAAGCCGGTTAAGCGGCACTTCGGCATAAATCCCACCGAACAGATCACGGACTGAGGCGAACTTTCGGCTGAAGAGGGATTTGACGCGGTCGAACATTGACGTTGGAGCTAACTTGTGGACTTGACCCCAACAAAACGCAAGCCCCGGCTTTTAGACCATCATCAGGCGGAAGCTTTTCATCAGGATCCCCCAGGCGCCGCTCATTGCGTCAACGATGTCGTCATGGTCAGAGTTTGGGAAGTCGTCAAATTGATCGCACATGGCGCCGTTCCATGATGGCGCCAGGACACAAAATATGATGCCGTCTTCGAGTCGTGACCCCCAAACCTCCGCCCGCATTTCCTTTGATCCTTCGGGCTTATCCGGGATGACTCGAATGTTCCTCATTTGCGCATCGTCTTTCATGTCCTGGTAGTAGCCAAGCTGAGTCCCGTTCGCCTCAATGGCGCACGTCACGGCTGGGCCGTCCTGTTGCGCGATTCGAATTATTTCAGGCTTCGACTGTGGCCAGCGCCCATGAATTTGTTTGACGTGCAAAATGTAGCAGTTGTTTGCCGCGTCCCGCCCAAGCTTGACCCCGGCCACATAGTCGGCCCCCTTTTCGTCGCTGAAAGCCAGGTCCCACCGACGCACGATGCTGGTTAACGCCGGCACGGCATCAGGCTCGATCATAATCAGCCTGCTACTTTCGATAATGTTCCCCTCAGTCTGCTTTGGGCTCCCTTGATACTTCGCCGACCACGATCGGCCCCCAACGCCTTTCTTTATCTTGGCCAGTTCAGACACAGGCCAGCGCGCCGGCCACAGCGCCGCTTCCGGCGGCCACTGATCAGGCGGCAATGACGCGTGCTCCGTCGCAATTGCCGGCATGTGCAAAATCTCCCACGGCTCGCCTTCGCCGCTCTTGCTAGCTTTCAGAATGCGCCCAGCCAGGTCGTCTTCGTGCCACCTGCTCGCAATGAGCACGATCGCGCCCCCGGGCTCGAGCCGTTCCCGCAAGGCGTTCTGATACCAGATCCACACCGCATCACGATGCAGCCGGCTGAACGCTTGCTGATCCGCCATTGGATCGTCTACCAACAACAGGTTGCCACCGCGGCCGGACACCGTCCCGCCGACACCAACGGCCCGGCAGCTTGACCGGTGCCCTTGCGTCAGCATCCAGTCGGAAACGGACTGCGCATCGGGCCGCACGGTGACTCCTGGAAACACTGCGCGGTAACGCTCGCTTTGCGTGATGGTGTCCCTGATGTTGCGCGAGAATCCGAGCGAAAGATTCTGCGCGTTTGCCGCAAGAATGATGCTCTGGTCAGGATGCCGACCGAGGAACCATGCCGGAAACTTTTCGGAAGCGAGGCTGCTTTTCCAGTGCCGCGGCGGCATTGTCACGAACAGCCGATTAATTTCCCCACGCTCGATCGCTTCCAAGCGGGCGGCCAGTCGCCGCAAATGGTAAGCGGAATATTCGGCTGCTTTGGTGGGATCTATGTAGCAGCAGAACCGGTGCAGGTCCCCCGCCGCGAAGTCCAACTCTGCGGCAGCCCGGGCAGCTTCAGCAACGGCGCGGCTAAGCTTCGGTGTGCCCGTTTGTTTCTTCTGGGCTTCCGTTGCCATTGCCAACCAATCTTGCCATGGGATCGCCGCCGGTCCGCACAAGAATCGCGCGGCACTCATCTGGGGTCAGCCGTTTCTGTGGCGTCTTGTCCTCGACGGGTATCGGGCCGCCTTCGGGGCCGCTCAGCTCGCTGCGGATTGTCTCTCGATACTTCGCCGGGCGCCCAGCCTTGAGCAAAAAGATCAGCAGCGTATCCGAGTAACGCGGGATTTTCGTGACGAGCTTTATCTTACCGTTTTCGTCCTTCATGTAGACGGGCTCTTCGCAGCCTTTGGTTGCGCGCTGCCAGGCGGCGGCTTCGAGCAAGTCAACCGCTTCCTGCTCCGCGCGGTCCCATGCTGCAAAAAACTCATTGTCAACTTTGCGCACCTGATAGACGTATGAGCGGTCCATGCCGGAGGCTTCGCAAGCTGCCCGAACGTTCCCGGTCTTACGCATCGCAGCCAGAAACTTCGGACGCCAATTGCGCCGTTTCTTTT